CACCAAAAATATTTGCTCAATTTTACAACGATAATATAATTGCAAATCCTTTCTTTATAGCCGGTACTCAATTTGAAGATTTTTATCTTCAATCAACAAAAGGTACATTTAATGTTTGGGTAAACGGGCAAACGCCTACACCACAAGGTATGGTAGAACTACCTTATGGAAGAAACCAAGTTGTTTTCCAAGATAATGGAATTTGGATCAATGGCGTTCAATATGATACTGATAGATCGTTTCAAACGGGAACAACCTACTTTAAAACAGATAAAATTTATGGATCTTATTTTGATATGAGGGCCGAAACAAGATATTGGATAAAAGCATTCGGTGTTTGGGAAAGAAATTTAACTAATGAAGAAATTCAAAGCTTATGATTTTATACAAAAAATACCTATTTGATACGGCCGATCAATACCTTAAAAAAATAGATAGTTTACCTACTGATTTGGCTTATACACCAATTTTATTGCCAAACCCGTCGCAAGGTGAATTTGCTTTACACTTAGGCCATACCCGAGAAGATGAAGAAAAAATGAAAGTTGAAGAAGATCTAACGTTAGCCGTTGATGTTCTTTGGGAAGATATAACCGAAAGCCCTTACGGGTGGAAAACATACGAAATTAACCCTACCCAACCTTGGAACAGAGTATTGGGTATAGATCAAGAATAAAATGAATTTAACAGATTTTAAAATATACGCTTTAAATGGAAGTAGCTTAATGATAAGTTTCACTAATATAGACGCAATACTGAAAATATTGCTTTTAGGGGTTTCAATAGGCTACACATTACACAAGTGGTATTTAATGAATAAAAAGAAATAAGATGAAATACGCAAACGGGTGGGGTGCAATGTACCCTTTATCAAATTTTGGTTTCGGTGTTGTAGAAACGGATCAAACCGTGTGGAATGACATATTCCCAATAAGATATGGATTTCACACTTCAAGCATAAGCAAACAAGGTTGGGTTGCAAGTGGAAATAGCGGAGGTTTAGAGGGAACTACAAGAGGTTTAATTTGGACTTTAAATTCCGGGGTAAATTTTCAAATTGCTCAAACAGAACAAGGCTTAAATATAGATACCTCATCAAGAAAACCAAGCCGGGTAATTGTTCGATTTAGTAATAAAACCGGCGATGTAAACAACGACAAATACAAGATTAAATTAAGTATGGTTGGAGGATCGACATTCAATTTTGACTTTGAAGTTTCAGATCTCACAGATTATTTAAATGTACAATATTTTTATATTGACATACCGAGTTACGCAAACGACGAACTTGATAGATTAGCAATTCAAACAAATACAACCGGATCCGATCCCGTTTCAGAACTAAAAATACACCAAGTAATAGTAGGATAATATGATAAAAATTTTAAGAAAATTTGCTAATTGGCTTGAAGAAGCAAAATGCAACAGACATAATAAGTGGAACGCTTTTTTAGAAAGCATAAAAACCACTTGCAAATGCGAAAGATCCATAAAATAATAATTCATTGTACCGCAACCCCGGAGGGCCGAGAAGTTTCAGTTGATACGATCCGTAAATGGCACCTAAAAAGAGGTTGGCGAGATATTGGTTATCACTTTGTAATTTCTTTAGACGGGAAAGTACAAGAGGGCAGACCGATTGAACAAACCGGGGCCCACACAAAAGGCCATAACTTTGATAGTATCGGTATTGCTTATGTAGGCGGTGTAGAGGCTGAACGTAAGGCCGGTAAATGGATTGCTAAAGATACACGAACACCCGAGCAAATAAACGCCTTAGAAGAAACCTTATGTTATTTAAAAATATTACACCCGAAAGCGGTTGTTTATGGGCATAATGATTTCAGTACAAAATCGTGCCCTTGTTTTAATGCAAGAGAAGAATATAATTGGATCTCAAATCAATTTTAAATGAAAAAAATACTTAATTTTTTAACCGGAAACGTATTACAAGAGATTGGTAAAGTAATTGATAATATCTTTACAAATGATGAAGAACGATTACAAGCTAAAAACGAACTAACACGCATTATTCAATCGAAAGAATTGGAATTACAGAAGATGCAAACCGATGTAATTGTAGCCGAAGCGAATGGTAATTGGCTTCAAAGATCTTGGCGACCGATCCTTATGTTGGCCTTTGGTTTTATAGTTATTTATGTAAAATTTATAGCACCTTTATTCGGGTTTACGATCCCGGAACTTGAAGAAGATTTTTGGAATTTATTACAAATTGGTATTGGTGGGTATGTAGTTGGCCGAAGTGCGGAGAAGATTGCAGACAAAGTTGTTATCAATAAAAAATAAACATAACTTACCCTAATTTGCAACTATTTAATTCCGCTTTTGGAAGTGCGGAATAATTATCATATATTTGATTGACGAAGTTATTAAGAAAATTTGACAATAGCAACTAAATTTATAAACGATATGAATTTCCAATTAAAATTAGATCCATTAGGTAAGGTGGAAAAAAAGGGTGATACCGAAAAAGATATGTTTTGGCTGACGTTGAAAACTTATAATGCAACGATCGAGGGTAAGTTTGAAAAATCTGAAATTAGACATATGATACAGATTTTAGATAATGCAATCTAAAAAGCCGAAAAAAAAACCAACCCGATCTAAATTAGTAAAACAAGCCGACAAAGTATTTAGCGAATATATTAGAAGAAGATACGCAAATGGTTTTGGTGTTGCCGAGTGCTTTACTTGTGGCAAAGAAGATCATTGGAAAAAGCTTCAATGCGGTCATTTTCAATCCCGTAAACATTATTCAACCCGGTGGCACGAACAAAATTGCCAAGTGCAATGTTCGGGTTGTAATATTTTCCGTTATGGAGAACAATATAAATTCGGCCTATACCTTGACAAACAATATGGATCTAACATTTCTGAAAAGCTAATGCAAGAGGCCCGTAAAACAATTAAATTATCTAATTTCGAGATCCAAGAAATTATTGATCGTTACAAAGCTTTGTTATTAGAATTAAATTAGTATCTTTGAATGGATTTGTTAATACTCTTTTTAAGAGTTTTATTGTTTATATCAAGGGATCGGCATTTATTTTGTCGATCCTTTTTTTTATCAACTATTTTTTGTAACTTAGCCGTATAAACTTTAAAATTTTTATTATGAGTGATTATTTACGCGCCCGTGTAGAGGCTATGCAAAGAGAGATTGCAAAACTACAAAGTGAAATTGATGTTTTAAAAGCTAAAGCAGAAATACGCGAAAACGAAATTATAAACTAACAAATCTAAACAATGCAAAAAGACAAATTAGTAGCCTTGTACAAAAAGTACGACCTACAAAAGGAAGATTTCTTCAAGCACCAACATTACACTATCATAACCCGGCAAGGTATAGACAAGATCCAAGCTTTGGAACAAATATCTATAGATTACGAGGTTATAAGATGCGAAACAAATTTTGCGGTTTTTAAAGCACACGCCGTAAAAAATGATAAAAAAATACAAACCTTTGGAAGCGCCTATAAGGGCCCGACTTATAAAGACGGGAATACAAATTCTTGGTATATTGCAGAAATGGCCGAGAAACGCGCAATGAGTAGAGCCGTTTTAAAATTAACGGGGTTTTACGAGTTGGGAGTATTTGGCGAAGATGAAAGCGATAGTTTTAAAAAAAGTTAATAATTAAAAAATAAATAGCAATGGCAAATAATATTTTAATAGACGGGTTGTTCGTAAACGAAAGCCCGGTTGAATGGATCGAAAAAGAAATAGTGTTCGATGCAAAAGTAATGGCACAACTTTTAGTTGATAATAAAGAGGTTTTCGAGGGTAATAACGGCCGTGGTAAGATCTCAATTTGTAGATCTAAAAAAGATAGAAATAAATACTACGGAACATTATCGACTTGGATCCCAACACAAAAAGAAGCGGTAAGCAGTAAACAACATATGCCGGACAGAGATAACGACGGCGATGATATGCCGTTTTAAATAACAAATAAGAGGGGCTATCAGCCCCTTTTTTTATGCAAAAAATCGAAATCAAATATCCAATTATTTTTAACCGGGTTGCAAAAGATCTTGCAAATGACCGGACGATTGGTATGCATAAAAATTATAAGCATAAAGATTATTATTGGGGAGATAAAACCCGTGAGTTAAACGAACAAGGGATCTTAGCAGAATTGATTGCTCAATACTTTTTAGACAAAAGAGGAACTAAATACAAGGCTTTAAGTTTTTTAGGCCAAGAGCCCGAGGTTGAAGCGGATTTAATAATTGATCCGGATATTAATTGCGATGTGAAGTACATACCGCATTATGGAAAGTTTCTTTTAGTTAATTTTAGATCCCATACCAATACGGCTAAAAAAGTAGATAGTTATATTTTTGTCAAGCCGACAAAAGAAGCTGATACCGGATATTGCACGGCCTTTTTATGGTATGTAAAATCCGATGAAGTGTCAAATTGGATCGTTGAAACGCAATTTAAAACCAAGGTTTTCAAATTTATCTTATAATTTATCAAATTTTTTTTATATTTTACAATCCATAAACAACAAACAAATCCAAAATGTTAATAGATTATAACAAAACAATTAAATACCTTGATGATGTAAGATCGGGTAAAATTAAAGAGGGCCTAAAAGTAGGAGTGCCGGAGATCGATAATTACTTTCGTTTCAAACCGGGTAATTTTAACGTGATATTGGGCCACGCAAACGTTGGTAAAACAACCGTGATATTATATTTGATGCTTCTATTCACTAAAAGACATAACCTAAAGTGGCTTATATTTTCTTCCGAAAACGAGCCTCATTCAATCCTAAGAAAGCTTGTCGAATTTTTGGATCTAAACCCGATCAATAAAATTAGAGAGGAAGATTATCAAAAACATATTTCTTACATAAACGAAAATTTTAAAATAATAGATCCCGGAACGTTACATACCTATCGAAGTTTATTAGATCTTGGAAAGGCCGTAAAAGACGCTTGGAATTATGACGGAATGTTAATCGATCCTTACAATAGTTTGATAAAGGATCAAGAACTTATGAAAGGTGTAGGAGGGCACGAATACGATTATCAAGCAACAACCGAAATAAGGCTATTTTGTAAAAAGTATAACGTTTCAGTTTGGCTAAATACCCACGCAAATACAACGGCCCTAAGAATTAAACACCCTATGGGCCACGATTACGTTGGGCACCCGATCCCACCATTAGCTAGTGATGTTGAGGGTGGAGGAAAATTCGTAAACCGGGCTGACGATTTCCTTGTAATTCACAGATACCTACAACACCCAACTGATTGGATAAATAGTTTGCTTCACGTTAGAAAGATTAAGGAAGTTGAAACCGGCGGTAGGCCTACACCAATAGACGATCCAATAAAGCTGACAAGCATACCGAACAATGTTGGATTTAAGATAAATAATAAAGAATTGATAGAGAGGCCTATAAAGGAAGAATTTAAACCGCTAATATAAATGAGCATAAAAAAGAAACAAACGGCAGTACAACGCTTAAAACGGCTAGAGAAAGCGGTTGGGGAACTTTATATTATGATCCACCACCTTTCTAAAAAAATAGACGAATTTGCCGAGGATCCTAAAATTGAAAAAGATGAATTATAACGGCTTTGCAATACAATTTGTTTGGATAAAAGGTTTATTGTTAGGCGCAATATATTACGATCATTATATGGAAGTGCAAAACGGAAATATGACTTTAGAAGAATACGATCCGGAAGATTTTTACCAAGTGTTTGATTTTTGTTTTATATTTTTTGCGATAAAAATTACAGTATGGTAAGTGTTCTTGGTATAATAGCTTCTCAACACCAAAAATGGATAAACATTGTTCGATCTTTTGGTATGTTTAATTACCCGGAAGATATTGTTCAAAATATGTACTTAAAGATCCACAAATGGAATGGTAAATACGATGCTTCAATAATGTATAACGAAACCGAAATTAATGAATATTTTATTTTTAAGGTTTTACGCAATTTATTTTTAGATTATCACAAAACAAAAAAGGTTAAAATCGATAGTACGTTTTATGAGCCGTCTATATCAGACATATCAAAATACATTTCGAAATACGAGTATAAAGAAAGGTTAGGGATCGTTCAAGATGAAATAAAAACTTGGCACCTTTACGATCAAAAGATTTATGAATTGATCTTCTTAGAAAACAAATCAATGTTAGAGTTATCTAAACAA